GTCTTCTTATTGTCACTCCCCTACCTGTTTATACCCAATTGTTACCGAAACATTTCACTTATCGTGGTCTCATGGAACATTATCAGCCCGAATTTAACTTGATTGGCTTTCAGCCTATTAAATATAATGAGGTATGCCCTATTCAAGCATATAATGATAATCCTGATTCTCTTACTGAAACTTTTGGTTACAATCGCCCGTGGTATGAGTTCGCTCAAAAATATGATGTTGCACACGGTTTGTTCCGTACAAATTTGAGCAACTTCCTTATGCATCGTGTGTTTGACCAAAAACCGCAACTTTCTCAAAACTTCTTGATTGTTGACCCTGAACAGGTTACTGATGTGTTTGCAGTTACTGAAACTACGGATAAGATTTACGGCCAAATTTGGTTTGACATTACTTGTAAACTGCCTATTGCCCGTGTTGCTATTCCGCGGCTCGATTAGTTTGTTTTATAGCGTGCGCGCGTATTATACGCGTGTACGTTATTATCCGAATGGTAAGAGCCTGCGTGGCGTTTGAACGCGCCTCAGGCAACAGGACGTGGCAGCGTCCCTTAGCGTCTAGCACCTTGATATCGGCGGAGCCGCACACCACGCAAGCTTGTCTTGCGGGTGCACTTGTGACTTCAGACCGCTCCGAGAAGGTAGCTAACCTTCAGACAAACAAGAGAGTTGATTCCCGCTATACACCGAAGAAGGAGAGGATGGAGAACCCATAGGGTTCTCGGTCGCCGTAGGTGACTCGCCTACACGCTGAATAGTGAACCCATGCCGCATGGCGCGGTCTGCATAGCGCCTGCACGCCGCATGGCGCCTACACGCTGCATAGCCCTTTGATGAACATTTCTTTGATCTTTCAACCGTTTTAGATATTTTTTTTTATCCCAGTCGGTAGGGTTGTCTCCGTATAATCTGGAAGCGCGCGAACGGTGATAGTTTAGTAGGCTCATATACGTCCGTTCGTCGTCGATGTTGCATTTTTCCCCGCAGATCCATACGATACCTTTTTCGACTTTAGATAAAAAAAGCGCTTCCCGTTCTTCTTCCGTATATATTGCATTTCTGTAATATATCGGTAGATTTAATTTTGCTCCGTTTGGTAGCCTGTAAGTTTCGTTTGTATTTGATCCTTTGAATTTATTGTTGTTTGCGTTAATTGATTTTGCGTATCCTGCTCCTATTCCCTTGGAGCATAATACTTTTCCTTGGAATTCCTTATGTTTTTCATCGACTTTAAGCATGTATTTTGTGATGTAGTTAATTGTTCTTGATGATACGTATTTACCCACCCACACAATACCGTATTTCCATTTTTCTTTGAATTTTTGATCACTTCCTATTCCCCATACTATACCGTGTATATGTATTCTGTCTTTATCTTCTCCAAGTTCTGTAATACACCAATGTTTTACGCTTTTCCCGTATGTTTTTCTGATTCTTTCAAGACACATTCTTAAGGCGTATGTAGCTATATCGTTTTCTTCTTTGGATTTACATTCTTTTATTAGTTTTTTCATATTATCGTCGTTTATTGTTAGAGTGACGAAATATGCGTTTGGATTATTTTTGAGTTCTTCGTTCATTCTTACCAACCATTGTCTTTGCTTTTGCTTTCTGCATTCGTAGCATTGTCCGCATGCCGCTGTTACATATTTCAATCTGTTATCAGGACACGTAGGTACTACCCCACCGTTTTTTTTGGTAGGACAGTACCTTTTGTTTAGTATGAGTTTTGGATATAGACACATTTTATTCTGTTTTTAGAACTTCTTCAGATATCTCTCTCCATGACTGCATTCCTTTGTTATTGCCGGATTTTTCGGTTAATTTTCTGATTACTTGCTGTGCTCCTTTTGCGAATACTTTGTATGCTCCTGTTCCGCTGTCTATTAATCCTGATATTTGCTGTAATCCTCCGTAGATCCATTCTTTTAAGAGTCTTTGTTCCTCGATATCCAGTTTTCTTCCCTCTAGTATCCATTCATTTGCTATCCTGTCTGCCACATTTGATGCCATCTCTTTTGCCGCTTCTGCTGACATTCTGCGTGTTTCTACTTCGTATGCATACCATTCTATTTGTTTCCCTATATAAGCAGCTTTTTGTGCGCTTAATTCGCTATTTGTCAGCTTTTCAATGATTGTTGCGTTTCCTACTATGATATCTAGGAATGCTTTTTCTATTCTTGGTTGCATGGTATCTTCTGCCCAATCGTTTTCTAGACCCAGTTTTCTGGCTTCTTCCACTAGTAATCCTTGTTTCTGTAGAGCTACTTCGTAGTTTGCTGTTGTTAGGTTTCTTTGGTCTCCTGTGAGTAATTTAAGCTCTTTGTAATAATCTGTTTGTGCTTCTGTGAATTTTGTATCTGCTCCACCTATTTTTTTGGCTTCTTCGTTTGCTTTTCCGGCTAGAGCTTCGTTTAATCTCGTTTGAGACATAACATTTGCCATATTAACGCCTAGGCCCATTCCTTGGAGTGCTAATCCTGCTTCGTGTCCGCTTGCTATTCCTGCAGGTTGTCCTTGTGCTCCTCCTGCAGACATTCCACCTCCTCCGCTTTGTCCGTATAATAATGCAGCGTTTAATCCTGCATTTTCAAGGTGTGTTTTTTGGTTTTCGTAATTTGTATAGTCCCATAAATCTTTGTTGTTCTGTTGTCCCAGTTTTTGGCTTTCAATGTTATAACCGTGTTGTATTCCCATTTTTTCAAGGTCATACTCATGTTGTTGTTTCATCATTTTTAAGCCTTGTTTATAGCCTACTGCTCCTGATCCTAGTCCGAATATACTTGATATTCCATTTTTGATTGCAGAACCCGCTGCCATCATTCCTAAAGCTCCTAATATTCCTGCCATAATTCTGTTCAATTTATTATTACATTTTTTCGCGCTTTAATTAAAGCGATCTTTCTATATACTTGATATAATATGCTGTATGCGGAATTTATCATTTTATTTGGTAAGGACTTTTTACATCCTTACCGTATAAATTTCGTTGCTTGCCTTACAGCGACTTAACTCTGTTAATTTTCACTCGGAGAGCCTCCTTCGGTTTTGTTTGGCACGTCTGCTCCTTTATTTCCGTTTAAGAATTCTTCTCGTTTTGCTATTTTCGCTTTATTAACTTTATCCATTGCATCTATTGCTATGTCCCATCTGTCTGTGCGAATGTCATATGCCGGTAATACACCTTCCGATCTGTCGGTAAAAATTATTGGCGCTCCGTCTTCTATTGGTGCTTTTTCGTTAATAATTCTTGATACTTTTGTTTCTATTGTTTCGCCTTCGTAGACTTCTACGCTTTTAAGTTGGCTTTTTGATTTTACTACTGCAATTTTCATATTTTTATATTTATAAGTTTGGTATAATTTTTGCGCTCATTTTTCTTCTTCCTTTGATTCCTACACCCATTTGTACCCAAAAATTCATAGCTGACAGACTTGTATCTGCAAATATGTAATTATATTTTTGAGGATCTATATATGTTGTTAAGTCTTTTATTCTTGTTCCGCTTCCTTCGTTTTTGTATTCGTAATTTCTGTTTAATGTCATAAACATTTCATTATTTTTTATTGCGAAGTTGCCGAATGTTCTATTGTAGTTGGTCATATAATCGATCCATGCAGGTTGTTTTCCGGCTGTGTGTAGTTGGTTTCCCTTCTTGCTTAATGTTTCGTCCCACCATGCCATTTTATTTGTTGTTAGGTCTTGGAATCCTATCCCGTCTAGCGCAGGTTTGTGTAGATCGTCTAGTGTTTTTAGGTCTGTGTCCCATCTATTACCTTGTGAGTAATCTATTCTCGGTGTTAGGCTTACCAATCCTATTATATATGAAGGTTCGTCTATTTTTACGGTTATGTTTCCTCCTTTGCCGTTTCCTTGTAATTTTCCTCTTCCGGCTAATGTTCCTAGAGGTTCGTTTTCTGTTGCGGAATTACTTACTACTTCTTGGAATACAACTTCATCGCTATAACCTCCTTGATATACGGGCGTTTCGCTTCTTTCTATGTATTCGTTTGTGTATACCGTTTGAATCCAATCTTGAT